GGTCGTGGGCTGGGATTATCGGCATGTACGCGGCCTGCAGGAAGAGGAAAGCGCCAAAGCCGTGCGCCTGGGCGGCTTGGTGCAAGCGGGGGTCATGCAACGCGCCGAAGCGCGGCGGGAGTTGGGCTTGCCGATTGAACCCGGCGACCGGGTGTATTACGTCGGGATGAATATTGCGCAAGTAGGGGCCGATTGGCCAGTGCCCCCAAAGCCGGTCCCGGTCCTCACACCAACGAATGGGAATGGGAGCACGCATGGCAACGGCCACGGCAATGGACCGGGAGCCCTCGCGACACGGGCGTTTAAACAAAGCCTCGATGAGTGGTTGACGGAGCATATCGGGCGCACGGCCCGGCGGTTGGAGCAGCCCCCGGAGGCGATGTTACGCCTGGTAGGCCGCCTGGAGGTGGCTCAACGTCACGTGATGACCAGGTTTGCGCCGAAGTTCCAGCAGGTCCTACGCCGGTATGGTGAGGTGGCGGGGATGGCGGCCCAGGAAGTCTTGCGCCCCCAGAAAGCCACCGCCGAGAATACGGTGCGCACCGCTATTATTGCCGAACGCATTCCGCTCATACACATCAGTGTGGAACTGGCGCAGGTCTATGACGAGTTGTATCAGGCCATGCTGGATCTCCTGGTCAAAGCCCTGGCGGAGACCGACCAGCCGCCGCTCACGAGTCTCGCGCGTGTGGAAGCGCAGTTGCGGGTCCTCGCGCAGGAGCGGGTCGGGTTACTGGATCTCACCACGGAAGCCCGCCACGCCATTCTCGACACGTTGGAACAAGCGACCGCCGCGGGGTTGAGTGAAGATGCCATGATTGCCGCCATTAAGGACAATATCCCCAAAGGGCGGTGGCTGAGTGTGGAGACCAGATCCCACATGATCGCCCGTACCGAGTCACGTTATGCCCTGAACATGGCGGCGGCGGCAGCGGCCCGTGACCAGGGCGTCAATATGCTCATTCTTGACGCGCAGTTGGGGCCAAGTGATCCAACCTGTGAAGCGCGGAACGGATTTATCGTCACCCCCGCGCAGGCGCAAGCGCTGGCCGCCGCTGAACATCCGTCAGGAACCTTCGCCGCCATCCCGTTGCCCCATGCGGCGCTGACCGGAGTCACCCCATGAGCTTCGAGAAACCGGATTGGTTGACGCAGGCCAAAGTGTTTTGGGACCCACACGGCACAGACCTTGCCCCGCCCGCTGGCGGTGGAGGTCATGGACGCGCCGCTACGGGCGCGTGGTCGTGTTCCCTGAGACCTTTGACTTGTCGGTCAGGGTGAGAGGACACCTTCATGGAGATGGAGCGCAAAGCCGTTGAGGCCGAACTGAAAAGTTTGAATGACCAGGGGGAAGGTGTCCTCCGATTTATCAAATTCAATCAAGAAGATAAAGATGCAGATATTACGTTACCAGGCTTTGTGGGACGCCAAAAAGCTGTGTTATTGGCCGCCCACAACTGGAAGAGTGACTATCCCCCGCTGGGCCATGGCGAATCGTATGAGGCCGATGGGGGCACGAACTTCAAATTTCGCCTCAACATGCAGGATGAACGGGCCAAGGCGTGGCATTCCTGGCTCAAGATGGACCGCGAGACGGGTCTTCAACAGGTCTCCTATGGGTTTTCCCCGTATGCGGATGCCACCGAACGCTGGCAGAAAGATGGGCGCGCCGGCCGCTATCTGAAGCCCAGGAAAGATGGCAGCCCCGGCTCAAAATTGCATGAGGTGAGTTTTGTAGTGGTGGGCTCGGGTAATGACACGGCGGTGCTGCATATTAAAGCCTTGGACGACTTGCCGGAACCCGAGACGGCGGATGACCTGAAAGCCGCGGGCATCCAAATTCAGTCCCTCGTCTTCCCCAAGGACAAATGGGAGTCGGCTGAGGCCGTGCGCGCCTGGCTCAGTAGCCATGACTATACCACGACCCTTGATACCACCGGCGCCTCGTGGCGGGCGCGGCAAGAAGACCCCAGCAAATTTATCAGACTGCGGAGTTTTTGCATCAATCCCGGACGGGATGCGTCCAGTGAGTCATGCCGCGTCATGGCCGTCGGCGGCCCAATGAAGGAGAGCCGGAGTATGGAGTCGGAAGAACCCAGGGTTGAGGCCGCGGCAGAGGGGAAGCAGGAGGACGTGACGGCAGAGATTGAGGATTGGACGAAGTACCCGGAAGATCGCCGGCCGCCGTTGCCGGTGCTGATTAAGTGGCTCCGGCTCTATCGCTATCACATGCCATTTCTGCAAGATATCCGCAAGCGCGATCAGAAAGACATCTCGCCTGAAACGATTCGAGAGTTCAAAGCGCTGATTGAAGAATCCATCGAGGTCGCGGCCCAACTGGGGATTGCGTTGATCAATGCGGATCGGATGCCCACGGCAGAGGAGCAAGCCCTGCTCCAACAGCAGTATGCCTCTCGGTTTCACGAACTGACGGCAGATGTCAACGCCCAACAAGAGTTGGCGTATCAGCAGTTACAAGCGCAAGCGGAAGAGCTGGCGCGCGAAGCGCGGGTCAGGAGTGCCCGCATGAAGGAGCTGCACCTGTAAGTCGGGAGTGCGTTGGCTGAGATTGCGTTGTCTCGGCACACGACGTGTCCGTGTCGTGTGGGTTGCGTTGCCCACGGTATTGCACGCAATCGAGACAAGGAGCGATTCATGCCATCGAAACTGCAAGAGCTGCAAAGTCGGCTGACTGCGAAACAAAACATCCTTCAGAGTATCTACACCCAATCCAAGAAATCCGATGGGGACTGGGATTTTACCAAAGCCGATGAATTTTCCCATCTGGTGGAAGGCCGCGATAAGCTCGAAGCCCAATCCGCCTGTGTTGAGACGCTGAAGGAGTACGAAGAGGAATGCAAAAGCCTCTTCGATCAGGTCAAAACCATTCAGGATATGAATGCCCGTGAGGAGAGCCTGAATAAGCAGGTGGAAGAGCGCCGCAAACTCGTGGATCGCCATACGCATGCCGAGGGCGTCTCCACGTCCAACGGCCATCCCCCCATGCAGATGAAAAGCCTCGGAACCCTCATGCGGGAGCACTGGCCCGAACCCGGTGAACGGCGCGGCGGGCCGATCATGTTCGACCGCGAGTTCAAGAATTGGGACATCTCCATGCTCAACCCGGAGATGAAAACCCTCATGGAGCGCACCGCGGGCTGGGCGCCGGAATCTACCCGGATTCCCCGCTTTATCGATATGGCGCTGTCGAACCTGGTGATCACCGACATGATGCCCGTCGGGAATACTGACCAGGCGCTGATTAAATACATGGAAGAAACCACCTATACCAATACGGCCGCAGAGAAAGCCGAAGGCGTGACCTCCGTCGAAGCGACCCTGGCGATGACCGAGCGCTCAGTCACGGTACAGAAGATTGCGGTCCATCTGACCGTCACCGAGGAGCAATTAGCCGATGTGGATCAGGTCGCGGGCTACGTCGATGCCCGGCTGCGTAATATGGTGCAGCGGCGCCTCGAAACCCAGTTGATCGCGGGGGATGGCAACCCCCCGAACCTGATGGGCTTTCTCAATGCCGGGGTGGCCTCGCAAGCCAAAGGTGGCGATGACACGATTGACGCCATCTACAAGGCGATGGATAAAGTGCGGACGCCAGGGGAAGGCAACCCCACCGCGTTGATTATCCATCCGACCAATTGGCAGCCGGTGCGCTTGGCGAAGACGGCGTTGGGCTATGTCTGGGGGCACCCCAGTGAACCTGGCCCGTCCCGGATCTTTGGGATTCCCGTCGTGGTCACCAGCAATATTACGCTGGGCACCGCCCTCACCGGCGATTTTACCAACTACGCGCAGCTTTGGATGCGGCAGGGCATTGAAGTCCAAGTCGGCTATGTGAATACAACCTTTGTCGAAGGCAAACAGGTGATTCGCGTGACACTTCGCGCAGCGCTGGCGATTTATCGATTAACTGCATTTTGTACTATAACTGGTCTGTGATTATCAATTTTAATCGATTGACCATTCACAGAGCAGGAGGGTAGTCCATGGGTGATACACAATACTACAGCGCGGTGGGGGCCATTTACACGATTCCAGGCGCCCCCGTCGCGGGCACCGATGAAGTCCAAACCATTATCAAGAATAGCACCGTGACGGCAGGTACGTTTCGTTTGAGTTTTCAGGGCTTCATCACCGCGCCGATTTCCTGGACGGCGGATACGGCCATCATGGAAACGGCGCTGAATAACCTCCCCAGTATTGCCAGTGGTGGCACGGGGCTCGTGGGTGTGGTGGTGACCGGGGGTGCCTTACCAGGAACCACGATGACCATCACGTTCAGCGGCAGTAATGTCTCCAAGCGGGAGCAGCCCCTGTTGGTCTTGCACAGTAATAGCCTGACGGGTGGGGGTTCCATGACGATTGCGGAAGGCACCCCTGGGGTGGACCGCTCGCACCGGAACGCCCCCAATGGGGCCATCATGGTCCGCACGGATACGGGCGCGATTCATGTGAAAACGAGCGGGGTCTGGACGGTGCAGGTCTAATGGGTGATAGAGGCAGGACGTTTTTTATCCGTCCCTTTCGCCTGCCTGGGGGAGGGTAGAGAGGTAGAATCCTACGCACCACGGCATCCAGACGGTCCCTCGGAGCTGAGTATAGCATATGGCGCATCCCCCTGGCAGTATCGTGATTGCGGCATCGGACCTCTCGCGCTATTCGGCGTTTACGCGCTCGTTGACCAGCCTGATCACCCCACCCGGCACCAAAACCGTGTGGGGGATTGGCTCGGATATCTGCAAGAATTTCAACGCGGCGCTGGGCGAAATGGTCGGGGAGTGGGTCTGGATCATGGGCGATGATCATGTCTTCGCCCCGGATACCCTGATGCGCCTCCTCGATCATCAGGTGGATGTCGTCTCACCCCTGGTGACGGCCCGGAAATGGCCCTTTGCCATGTTCGTCTTTCGGCAAGATCCGGCGAAGAACGAAATGACGATTGTAGACCGGGCACAGCTTCCTGCCACAGGGTTACATCCGGTCGATGGCTGTAGTGGGGCCGGGATGCTGATTCGGCGCTATGTGCTGGAGAAGTTGACGCCGCCCTACTACGAACCGGGGCGCATTCGGTCGGGCGAGCTGAATGAAGATACCTGGCTGATGTACAAGATGCGGCAGGCGGGATTTCAGATTTGGGTCGATTGTGATCTCCGCATGGGGCATCAAACCCCAGCCGTGGTCTGGCCCTCCCGCAATGCGGACGGCCAGTGGGAAGTCGAAGTCGACCTGAATTGTGCCATTCATGACACGGCAGTCATCCCGCCGCGCTAATTAGGAGACCAGACGATGCTCAGTGCGAAACCTAAGAAACCCATGGGGAAGCCGAAGAAACCAAAGTATTAGGGGGAGGTATGTCAGATAACGATCATCTGAACGACATCGAGGATGATACAGTCGAATCTGAGAACACGTCCATGCGGGTGATTGATCTTCTTGCAGCGTTCGTGAATTTGCCGATTGAGGTGTTACGCGAGGCGTGCCGCTTCAATCCTGATGCAGAGATCGTAACCGAGGGCTGTGATTGCTGGGGCTCGGTTACGTGGGTCGATCAGAAGACGACTGGTGAGGTTACACTATATCGCGAGATACCTGGCCCTGTGATTCCACAAAAGCCAAAGACCTGGTTTACCCGCACAGGCGTCCGGGTGTCAGAAACCCATCCCGATGCGTTTGTCGAGATTAATGAGGATTGGATTGCTTATTTCGCAGAGCATGAAAGGGTCTAGCGCATGGCCACGGCGAGTCTACCGACCCTCGTATCAAGCGGGGCTCCCGCCAATGGCGTGGATGAAGTGCAAGGACTGACGACCTCTGGGACGGTCACGGGGGGCACCTTTCGCCTGAACTTCGCGGGCTTCGTGACCGGACCCATTTCCTGGACCGCGACGACCGCGATTCTGGAAACAGCGCTCAACAACCTATCACCCATCGCCAAAGGCGGCACGTCTAGTGTCGGGGTCGCGGTCACCGGGGGTGCGTTTCCAGGGACGGCACTGGTCATTACCTTTAGCGGGAGTCAGGTGGCCAAACGTGCCCATGGGCTCATCACACTCCATGCCAATGACTTGGTGGGCGGCGGCACGGTGGTCATCACCGAAGCCACGGCGGGCGTCACCGTGTTTGGCATTGGGGCCGTACCGGGGACACAAGCGATCAATGGGATCAACGGCACGCTGTACTATAACGCGGGCAGTGCCGGGGTACCGAATTGGACGGCGGTCTAGGAGGGGAATCGATGGCCATGGATGGCGCGGAATTTTCACGACTGGTGAATGTCGAACTCGTCTCAGTCAATGCCGACGTGAAGCGCTTAGCCACGCAGCGGCTCTATGTCCTCATGACGGGTGAAGCCGCCCCGGATGAAGCCACCGCGGCCGTGGCCGTGAAGGCCATGGGCGCGGCCATTGATGCCGCGCTGTAGCCGGAAGGAGCCCCCATGATTTTACCCAGGCGCTTGATGACGTTGGCGGATGGGACATTTTGCGAGGAGCATGACCCCAAGCAAGCGATGAACTTTCGGCCCAAAGGCTTCGTCATTCCCGATGGGGAGGCGGAGCGCATTGGTCTGAAGGCGTATCTCGATGCGACGGGCTGGGGCGACGTGGCAGACGTGAAAGATGCCCCAGAGGCGAAGGCGGTGGTCCAGGCAGAGACGGAAGATAAAGCCGTGAAAGCCCCACAGGGTCCAGCCGAGCACGCCGAGCGGCCGCCGATAGAGGCGCCTCCCCCGCCTGCTGACGGGACATCGGACGAGGCGCCCCAGGAACCCCAGGAGCCTGGGCTGCACCTTGATACGTCCGCACGGCGCCTGGGACGACGGACCTAGCCATGCCGACGTTAGATTATGACAGCCTCCATTCACAGGACCGGGCGCTCCTCAGTGTCATTCATCCGACGGTCGTCTTTGGTGACGGCTGCCGGGTCTGGAGCTTCAGCACCATTGGTGCGCATGTCGAGATGGGCCAACGGTGCATCATTGGTTCTTGTTGTTACGTGGGCCAGGGGAGCCAACTCGGAGATGATGTGCATCTCAATCATGGCGTGTTTCTCCCCAATCGTAGCGTCCTGGGGCATCGCGTCTTTCTCGGCCCTGGCGTGATCTGCACCGATGATAAGCATCCGCGGGTGAATCATCCCGACTATCAGGCGGAGCCGCCGATCATCGAGGACGATGTGAGTATTGGCGCCGGGGCGCGGATTGCCGCAGGCGTGCGGTTAGGGCGCGGCTGCGTGATCGGCATGGGCGCGGTCGTCACCCATCACGTGCCGGCTGGCGAAACGTGGGTCGGGATGCCGGCGACCCCGCTCCGCACCTTACCCCCCTTTCCACCGGACGGCGGCTGGATCTGGCGACAGGCGGAGCCCAAAGGATAACGCATGGCGATCACCACGATCCTGGCCGCCAATTCACGGCGGCTCGCGACCATCACGGATCTGCAAGCGGATTTAGGGAGCGAACTGGTCTCCACGCATGTCCAGACCCTTGAAGCCATGCTCGATCAAGCCTCTGCCGCCATTGAACGGGCCTGTCATCGCATCTTTGCACAGCAAGTGTACGCCGAAACCTTCGCGCCATCCATGGCCTATGCGCTCGCCGGGTCGCTGGGGAATCGGGAACCGACGCTCTTTCTCCGGTATGTGCCACTGGTTTACATCGGGAGTCTGGTGGCTGGTGGCGAGGCCATCACCCCCTATCGCGTGCAAAATGCTGTGTCCGGGCTGTTGTATCGCCGCGACGGCTGGGGACCTGGATGGACCTCGGATGATCCGGCGGATGACCTCACCGTGACCTACTTAGCGGGCTATCGGCTCCCGGAGCAAACGAATGGCCTGGCCCTGGCGCAACTCGTCAATCCTTCGGCCATCGCGCCGATGGGCGAGACGTTACCCGCCGATGTGACCCGCATGGCCATAGAAGCGACGAAGGTGTGGTTTCACGAGCGCGAGCCCGCCAGTCGCGTGACTGCGCGGCATATGGGCGATCAGAGTATCAGCTACAGCGTGCAAGCCGGGCGCTATGCCCTGCCG